GCTTTTCGAGAGCGCTTTCTTTCGCCGGTTCCAGTACCTCGCAAATCAATGCCGCCTCTAAAAGCTCTTGCGGGCATTCATCGCCGACATTAAATTGCACCGGATAAATTTCACCCACTTTCACGCCGTGAAACACCTTGGAAAAAAAGCGCTTAATCATGGTTACACCGAAATATTCAGAGCGCGCAGATACTCAGGGTTAGCCAAGCCGCCGCCTACTCGCTTCGTGGTGTAAAACTGCACAAAAGGTTTTTCCGAGTAAGGATCGCGCAACACTGCGACGCCGCGACGATCAATAATCAGGTAGCCCATTTTGAAATCGCCGAACAGAATCGGCTTAGCAGATGCGGCGATGTTTGGCATACCGGCCATTTCGGTGATCGGGAATCCGTCCAAGGTGGAAGGCTCGCCCGCTTGCTTGGATGGTTGCCACAGATAATTACCCTGCCCGTCCTTGAGCTTGCGAATCGCGTTAATGGTTAGGCGATTCATCACAAATCTAGCGTTTGCGCTTCGCTCAGTCGGCAGCGAGTAGATTAAGTCTACGATGCCATCCGAAGTAATCGCAGCGGCAGCACCTGAGTTTACTGTTGCAATAGCCCCGAAAGGATGATCAGTAGCGCGAGCGCCGCCGGTAACATAGGTCAAAATGCCTTTGGGCTTGTTCACGCCATCACCGGACAGAAAAGCGGTGCCTTCTTGAACTGCAAATTCAGTATCCACCTCAGAAGCTAGCCACTGCTCAAGATTAACCTCGGCATCTTCGAGAACAGTCTGAGACGCCTTTGGTTTAGCATAAAGCTCGCCAGTGTCGAACTGGAGCGGCTGGAATGTCGCGGTGTTAGTCTCAGGCCTAGAAGCCACCTCGCCAACCCAACCGGATGCCGTACCGCGCATGTTGTAAAGCTTGGTGTAGCTTGTGCCAGAAATGGGTTGAACGCCGCATATCGCACGCATAGGCGAACTGATCACCAGTTTATCGGTGATCGTCCGATCCCATTCAACAGGCGCAAGAAACCCGCCATCGGGGTTACTACCCTTAGTCAGCGCGGCGTTAATTTCGCCCTTGCGCATCATGGCCGAAAACAGCTTGATGTACTCAGAGTTTTTTTGCTCCTCAATCTTGCCGCCCATTTCTAGGCCTGCCATCTTGATGTTGGCTTGGTCAACGGCTGCTTGCAGTTCGCTAATCTTCGAGTTAATCGAATCAACCTTCAAAGCTTGAAGTGCGTCAGCCGTGCCCTTTTTTACTTCATCGAGTTGCTTGGCGTGTTCTGCGCGAAAATCGTGTACAGCCTTGTTTAAATTCTCTACAAGTGCCTTTACATCAAGCCCGCTGGCATCGGCCAGCAGCGCGGAGACAATGCCGCGCTCTACTTTATTCATTGCTTTCATATCTAACCTTTAAATGTTGAAATTAAGTTTTGAAGTGCGTTCACATATTCGTCAGCGCTCGGCTTGACGGCATCAGCAGCGCCCGGCTTGCTGAATAATTCATTGAATGCTTCCCTTCGTTGCGATCTGCTATAACCAGCCTTAGCCATCGCATACTCAAGAGTTGCGAGTGCCTTGGTTTTTGGTTCAGCGCTTGCCTCGTAGAAACTAGACCTGTCTAGCTTTTCAGTTGCAAATCCTTTTTCGATAGACTGCTCGGCAGTAAGCCATGTTTCAGCGTCCATCATTTTTAAGATTGTCTTTTGTTCTTGGGATGTTCTCGCTGCGTACAGCTCGGCCATTGATAAGTCTATTGGCTCCAATACGTCCGCAGCACTGCGCATATCGTGTCGATTGCCAACCGCCACCGCCCAAGCGTTATGAATCATCATCTGAGCGCCATCGCCCATATAAATGTCATCGCCCGCCATCGCTATTAAGCTTGCAGCGCTCGCGGCTAATCCCATGACCCGAACAGTTACCTTTGCGCGATGCATCCGCAATATGTTGTATATCGCGAAACCTTCAAAAACATCCCCGCCCGGTGAATTAATGTTTACAAAAACATCTTTTTCGCCAATCGCTCGGAGTATCCCGGCGATCTTTTGCGCACTTGCGCCCCTGCCTTCGTAATCCCTGCCGATGATCTCGTAAATGCTGATGCTAGGCTCTGAAGATTCAACCGATGCGCGGATCGATGGGTTCCACCTTTCCAGTGCGTCGGGGCGTATGCTCAAATCGGGCGATGTTTCTAGCCGCTTAGCGACGATTTCAGGTAGGTGTATTAAGCTCATTGCATTACTGCCGTTTGTTGGCCTTGGTTTCGTAGCGTGTCGGCATCTGGCGAGCCGGAGGGAGGCATATCTAAAAGATCGCGTACTTCATCTTGGGTTGTCCAAGGGCCATGTCCGCCACTTCCAAGTGCCTTAGCAAAGTAATCTGCCTGGTCTTTTAATGTGCCGCGTAGCAATGCACGCTCATTAAATTTGAAGTAATACCGATCTATTTCAGCGTCCTCTAAAAGCTTTACTTCAAGCTCCTGCTCCCATAGATCGAAGTAATGCTGCAAACCGTATTGAACGAAGAAAATACCCAATTGCTCAATGCCCGAACCCCATGCGGTTTCATCCATCATCAGCAGTGGGCGAGGAACGCCGTACACCCTTGCCAATTCTTCAATCTGGTGATTTCGGTTTTCAATGTTCTGCGATTCTTCAGAGGTGTTGGCCCACTTCTCGGCCTTCATACCCTCCTCTAGCACCAACCATTTATGCGCGTTTGCAATGCCGCTGTGTCGCTGCTCAAAGGAATCTCTAAGGTTGCTAGAGGCCTCCTTGGAAAGCTTGGCAGGATGCGTCAACGTGCCGCCAACCATCACGCCATTTTTAAAAACTCTATCAGCCGCATCGGCTGCGCTCTGGCTTAGCGAGATGGCTTTTTCTGCCATCTTTATTCGAGAGTTGCCAATCAGTCCATCATCTGAAATATCCGCTAGATGTATGACATCGCGAGCTTGCAAGATGACCTTGCCACTCGGCCCCGCAAACTCATAAGTGAGTTGCATCGCCGGTGATAACTTTGGCGTAACCGCGTCAGGGTCCATCGGGATAAGCGCTATAGGCCTATTCCCAGTTCGGACAATTCGAGCGTAAGCATTGCCCTTAGTCAGCAGTCTAAACATCATCTGACGCTTAAACGTGTGCGCCGTCTGATAACTATTCGGCCTTTTCTTTAAAAGCCGGTAGACGGGGTGCGCCTGCGCTTGCGCCTTCTGATCGCCGCTCATCATCATATTCAGCGGGAGCATCGCAATTGTTCCGCTTATTAGCGTCACGCACCTCAGGACCGTTGTATTGTTTATAGCGGTTGATGGAGTGACCGCCGATACGCCGCCATCACGAAGCAGGGATTCAAACCCCAGGGCTTTGGGCGCAAAGTTTTCTTGTTTGTTTTCACTAGAATTTTTAAACCAGTTCAACAAGTTCAAAGCAGCAAGGCCCCGCGCTGCTCGTAAACGCTTGGCTGATCAATGGGCATATCAACCGCTCGACTAATGCCCATGATGGCAGCTATAGCCCCGTCGATTTTCTGATGGGGGAATTGTTTAGTGGGAGCCATGAGTCCTTTTCTTGCGTTTCTGCCTACTACGTTTCCAAAACACCAAAGCGTGATGGGGTTGCCATCCCAATGAAACCTACCGTTAGCTAGCGCCGCCTGTAAGTTGTCCAAAGGAACTGTAAAATTTTGAGGCATCTGATTGAATTCAACAGCTTCAAAACCTTCATCCATCATTCGCTGTCCGAGCCGTGTGGCGTTGTGAGGGTCAAAGATAAATGCCTTGGGTGAAATCTGTTTTGCGCGCTCGATCATTTGCGCGTCGATCAAATCAAAATCTATGGATGCGCCGGGCGTTAGGTGCAAGTGGCCTTGCTTGGCCCACTTTTCATACATCTCTTGATTAACTGAGTTCTCGGCCTGCTCTTCGGGTAGCCAATAACGAGAGAACATATAGAAATGTTCGCCATCAGCCAAACGTTTTTTAAACACTACCGACTCGGCGCAAAGGTCAAGCTTTGACGCCAAGTCTGCCGACTGCCAACACTCAAGACCGATGAACTCATCCATGACCATCAGGTCATCTTTGCCGCGCTTAACTTCCTCAAGATTAAACAGCGCCGAATTTGCAAAGCACCAGATATTTAAGTGCTTGGTCTTAAAAGCGTTTTGTTTTGCTGCCGACTGAAGCGCTTGCTTTAACTGCCCCGCCAAGAAATCAGGATAGATCGACACCCCATAATTCGGGTTTGCCTTAATCAATGATTTGGGGTCGGCCCAATCATCACCCTCGTCTATCGTGTAAATAAGCGCAAAAGTTTGTTCATCTTCAAGCGCGCCCTCTAAGATCAGTTCACATCGCTTTTGCTCGGCGTAGCAAGGCGACGCAACATTAGTACCCGCCGTGGTGATCTTGGCTAGGATAGGCTGCTCACGAGCGCCCATGCCGGTTTGCATGGCGTCAACCATGTGATCACTGTCATGCTCGTGGTACTCATCTATAACCGCAACATGAGGACTTGCACCATCGCCCGGTTTGCCGATCAAAGGCTCGAATCTACCGTGATCGCTATCGCGAAACAAACTTTTAGCGAGTACCTCAATGCCGGTCAACTTAATCAAGTCGGGCGAGTTTTTCACCATGAGTCGAGCCGGTCTAAAGACTTCCCAGGCTTGCTTTTCGGTCGTCGCACCCGAGTAAACTTCCGGCCCGAACTCGCCATCAAAACAAAACCCGATCAGACCAAGTGCCGCGCCGATCACCGACTTGCCGTTCTTCCGAGGCACCGCCGCGTAAACATTCCCAAACCGTCTCAGCCCCGTTTTTTTGTGAACCCATCCGAATAGATTCACAAAGAAAAAAGACTGCCAGTTGCTGAGCTTAATAAGCTCTTTTTTAGCCGCCCATTTGCCTTTAGTGTGAGGCAGTAGCTCTATGATCGCGCAAACCTGCTCGGCCCGATCCTCATTAAGAACGTATTCAAACGTTCCGATCTTTGAAGCGATCTCATCGCGCTCGAAGCGCTGCGCGGCCAGCTTAATCCACTTGCACGCCGGAATCGTGCCGTCTATCACATGCCGCGCATAAGTTCGCGCAGCTTTAACATGACTCACTTTACAGCCCTAAGCCCCGCCGGTTGTAATAGCGCCGCGAACGGGTTAGGGGCTTCTTTCTTGGGCTTATCGCTCTTAAGCCGCGAGCGATCCGCTGGCGTCATCCCAAATAAACCCAAGAGCTTGATGTACTGCGTAATGATCTTGCTGTCTCTACTTCCAGCGCGAATCTCAAACGCCAGTTCGCAAAGCAAGGCAAATGCATCTCGGTCGCTCTTGCCGCACACACCGCTTAAAAGCTCAGCTTTAAGTTGATGCCAAATAGGGATGGCTTGATTACTCAGATATTCAGGCGGGTCTCCTATCTCGCCTTCCGGTTCCGGCGCATCAGCCCTGCCCTCAGCCCTTTGCGGGTCTTTGACGAACGCCCCCCTAGCCTCCAGCTCGGCCGTCGGCTTTCGTGGTCTTGGCATTGCTTAAACTAAAGGCATTCCATATTGCGGAAGTGAAAAAGTAGG